AGAAAACATTATCAGCAACCCAAAAATTAACGATGATGTATTTATAGTAAGACAAGAATTATCTGCATTTGAAAATAATTATAGGTTAGAACACATTAGAAATCTCAGTGAATTGTTAACATATGCAGGTGGTAAATATTTTAACATTGTAAGTAATACATAACAGCATGGCAATAGGAACATATGGCATATCGAGACCCGCAGACGTAAGTGTTGATGACATTAATGTGTATTATAATTATACACCAAACAGGGAAACAAGTAACAATATAATTTACAGCTTAAATGCAAGTGAAATACTTGAATATTGTTATTTACCTGATGATGAACAAGATATTGCCAACTATACTGAAAATTTATTGGAAGGCTTATACAATTTAAGACTTCCTGCTTCTATTTTTAATCAATTGGGCATATATACAATATACATTAAACCTAAAATGACACCAATATTGGTGGTGGATTGTAGCGTATTATCAGCTTTGCCGACAGTGAAAGGTATTGTGGTGAATGTAAATGATTTGCCGGAAGCATTAAGAGCAAACAACGCTTTGCAGGGATATAGAATTGAATATGTGAACAGCGACACCTTAAAATTGAGGAATGTTGTTCGTTATGTTGTTACTTCGAATAAAGTAGTTCCGGTTAGTGAAAACGTTGGTAATACATCACAGAGAGCAATAAGATATCGTTTCGATGACACTGGAACATTAATGTTTTTACAGGTAACTCCAAGTAGCTCATCCGATGTTAAACCAAACGCATTGCCTTTCATTGGTAATCCGGGTCAAACCATACTCATTTCAAATACTTTTTTTACTCCATTAACCATTGAAGTCGAATTGGTTGAAAATACTTTAGATACTTTGGCTGACATCGTTGCTGGTGAACAAATTAAAGATGTTCAGAAAGGTATTCTTACACATTACGATAAGAATAGAGTTATTACAAAACAGTTTAACTTGTATGAAATTAAGGAAGATGTTACTGATGTTCCATTGTTTGAAGTTAAAGAAAAGCGTACAGGTATTGACGAAACACAAAATTTTGATGATATTGTCGATGAGGTTCAATAAATAATAGCAGAATTCTAACACAAAAAAATCCCGATGTAATGAATTGGGATTTTTTATTTTATTGTATTTATAGTAAAATGTATAATTTGTGGCAAAAGTAAAAGTTGTAAATACAAGGCTCGATTCCAACTTAAATGGTACTAATTTTAATAACATTCCATCTGAAACGATTTTTTCATTTGGTCGCTTTAATGTGACTTCGAATTTTGATGGTAGAACACCAATTGATTATACTAATGAGTTGAGTTCATTTGTGCGTGCAGTTACATTGGAAACAATGGGCGTGACTGAAACACAATCACAAATTTTGCATGCGTATGCAACAAATGCTGTATTAAATCTCGATAAGAGTGACCTTAACACATTTGTAAGATATGGCTCTGCATATGAATTTTTAAGATTAATGATTGAGGGAATTATTCTTGCATATCCGGGTAGCCTTTTCATGAGTTCTCAAATGGAAATTGGGGGTAATATTACATACTCGAATTATTCCGCAGATACTATAACAAACACAACTACGTTTACAATACCGATTGAATATATTGCAAATAAATTTGGCTTGGTGTATAATGATGGAAATCAAACAATTCCTGATGATAGCGAACTTAAAAATTTAAATTTATCTTATGACAAATATGTTGTCTGGTCTGCAGCGAATCCAACAGGTAATTCATTTTCAGTTATTGGATTTACTGGATTTACAACTGATAGCTCAAAAGCCAATTACAATAAAATTTTATTAAAAGTATCAGGTAATCCATTTCCAGCAGAAATATTTAGTGGTTATACATATGAAGTTGATTTTCACATTAAGCCAAACAATTTTGTTTTTGAAGAATTTAGAGCATTGCTTAATGATTATCAAAAATATATTGTTTCAGAGAGGGATGGCACGAATGGTTTTAAGTTTGTTCTTAAAGACCCGACATTACTTGAAGATGGTTCGGTTGTTTATGGTGATTCAAATATGTTGTGGAGCACTGGCGACAAGTACAATATTGATATTGACACACCGAATTATAGAAACTTTTTGAATAGCATTCTAAATATCGGAAGTAAGTATGATGCGATTAAAACCGATTTAATTGCCAGATTTTTAACACCCGCATCGCTTAAAACATATGACCTTACCGAAGAGGGTAAGATGACAAAACTTCTTAGAATTTACGGTAGAGAGTTCGATGAATTAAGGCAATTTATTGATTCCTTAGTTAATATTAATAAGGTTACATATAATAAAATCAACAACATACCTGACCAATTAGTAAAAAATCTTGCCAGAACTTTTGGGTGGGATTATTTCTCGTTAGTTAATGAAAATGAGTTGGTTGAGAGCTTTTTAACTATTGATGATAGCGAGAGGAATTTAAACACTGATTTGCTTCCGGCTGAAATAGATATTGAACTTTGGAGAAGAATTTTAATCAATACAAATTATTTTTGGAAATCAAAAGGTACTCGTGAAGCAATAAAATCTATGTTTTTGCTCATTGGTATTCCAGAACCCTTTATCAACATTACTGAATATGTCTATACTGTTGACGGTAAAATCAATCCTAATACCGTACCATTAACATTGGAAGAATTACCATCAGCATCGTTACCGTATGATAAAGATGGCTATCCGGTAGCTCCTATTGAATCAAGCACATTTTATTTTCAGGTTTCTGGGGATACTGATAGTGGTCAAGCATATATGAACGTGTTTCGCATGGTTGGATTTGATTTAACACCAATTGTTGATAACAAAAAATCGTGGGTACAAGCAGGTGCAATAACCAGAATTGATGACACAACGCCACAATATTATCAGGAAGACAGTAAACTTGTTTTGAATACAAAAGAAGTGGACGTTGCGCTTGATACTGCACGTGGAATTGAATATGACGTATTTGATTACATAAAAAATCAAGATTTTAAATATAATTCAAGTGGTTATACATTACCATTCACATACGTTAACATTTCATTAGGGGTAACTGGTTCACAACAAACATTTCCATTACCACCAGCAGTATATTCATCCAATAAAATAAAGGGTGATTTAGAAGTTCGTTTCAATGGAATATTATTAAATGCGCCAAAAACTGGAACAACAACGGGAGTTACATATCAAGCGGATTATATTATTGATGAGGTAACAAAAACATTTACATTAACTGGTGAAACTGGCGCAATGTATGCCCAAAATAATAGTTATCGTAGAGATGTTGTACAGGCAACATTTGTATATTCAGGTGGAACTGAATTTATTAGTGGAATTACTGTTCAATATCTTGTAACAAGGGTTAAAGCGAATTTACTTGGTACTGAAATTCCATTACCAAGTATGCCACGTGGTGATGTGCAGGTCACAATAAATGGTGTTGCCTTAACAAAGGGAACTGCTCAATTTAATGCAGATTATGTTGTTGATGCAAATAATAATAAAATTATCATACAAAATGCCGATGTAATATCATATTTGGGAGTCAATCCTAATGTTCAGGTAGCATATCTTGAAGTAATTGGTAGCGATGACATTAATGTAAAAAGTGAAATATATAGGGTAGACAGTTTTAGCACAGGTAAATTATATTACAACTCATTAGCTGGTAAATATGTTTATAAGCTCAACTATAAGGTGAACAATGCAAGCGAAGTTAAACTACTTATCGATGGAATTGCGTTAGAACCCGGTATGGATTATAATGTAAATATTTCAAACCCGTATGAAATATTCTTACCTTCAGGAATTAAATATGGCACAGTAATTAGTGCATATTATCTTGTGGGTGGGGTGGATTATTTCAATCCGATTGTTGGTGATGTGTTTGGTCTTGGTGATATCAGCCAACTATCATTTCTTGAATTTATCGAATTGCTTCAAAGAAGGATGATAAATGCAAGGAACAGAAAAACAGTAACCGATTTTAAAGGTGGGTGGTATCCCACATTGTTGAATGTGTATATTCAATATTTAAAAAGAGCAAATATTGACCCAGAAAGTGATTTACATTCAAACGGATATACTTTTGAGAATCTATATTCGTTTTTGAGCAAATATAATGCATTCTTCCAGAGGTTTGTTGACCAATTATTGTCGGCAACAATTATTCTCAAAAAAAGTGGTTTACTTATTAGAAACAGTATATTCACGAAGCAAAAATTTGCATATAAAAGAGGGGTTAATATGTATTCTGGCAATACTGTAAGTACTCT